AAGGTTACTATGTAGAAGCCATCGTTGTTTTGGCTAATGGCGATACTCTGCTGAAGGCAGAGCGTAACCCCTACATGATGCAAGACCGCCCCATTGTTGCTTTCCCGTGGGATGTAGTACCGGGAAGGTTCTGGGGCCGTGGTGTCTGTGAGAAGGGCTACAACAGCCAGAAGGCTTTGGATGCAGAACTGCGAGCTAGAATTGATGCTCTGGCTCTGACAGTACATCCCATGATGGCTATGGACTCTACTCGTATTCCGCGAGGTTCACGTTTAGAGGTAAAACCGGGCAAGCTGATTCTGACTAATGGTGACCCAAGGGAAGTCCTCCAGCCCTTTAACTTTGGTCAGGTAAATCAGATAACCTTTGCACAAGCCGCAGAGCTACAGAAGATGGTGCAGACCGCTACTGGTGCTATCGACTCTGCTGGTATTCCCGGTTCAATCAATGGGGAGGCTACCGCTGCTGGTATCTCCATGTCTCTTGGTGCAATCATCAAACGCCACAAGCGTACACTGATTAACTTCCAAGAGTCTTTCATCATACCGTTTGTAACTAAAGCAGCTCACAGGTATATGCAATTTAATCCTGAGAACTATCCTGTAGCTGACTACAAGTTTGTAGCTTCTAGCTCTCTGGGTATCATTGCCCGTGAGTATGAGGTCACTCAGCTTGTCCAGTTGTTGCAGACTATGCCAGCAGACTCCCCATTGTACCTCTCCCTGATACAGTCAATCATAGACAACATGAACTTGTCTAACCGTGAGGAACTGATTGAACAGCTTGTTCAGGCAAGCCAGCCGTCACCAGAGGCACAGCAAGCAGCTCAGGCAGCACAGCAGGTACAGCTTGAGTTCCAGCAGTCACAGACTAACGCACTCAATGGACAGGCTGCTGAGTCTCAGGCAAGGGCGCAGAAGATTGCTGCCGAGACACAGGCTATTCCTATTGAGCTTGAGAATGACAGGCTGAAGGCTTTATCTACTAATCTTAAGGCTGGTGACCAAGACGATAAAGAGTTTGAGCGTAGGATTAAAGTAGCCAATACGCTATTGAAGGAACGTGAAATAGCTGTAAAGGAGCAAGCCAATGGTTAGTCATCGCGAACTGGAAGCAGTAGTAACACAGGTAAACGCTGAGTTTGAACGTCTGAATAACCGCATAGCGGAGTTAGAAAATGCCAGAGAAGAAGAAAGACCCACGACTGGAAAGGGCAGGGGTAAGCGGGTACAACCAACCGAAGAGAACGCCGAGTCATCCAACTAAGTCTCATGTCGTTGTAGCCAAAGAAGGCGATAACGTAAAGACTATTAGGTTTGGACAGCAGGGTGTCTCTGGGGCTGGTAAGTCTCCAAAGACTGCAAGCGAGAAAGCAAGACGTAAATCATTTAAGGCTAGACACGCTAAGAATATCAGCAAAGGAAAGATGAGTGCGGCGTACTGGGCTGATAAGGTTAAATGGTAATGGAGTATACAGCCGGTCAGTACACACCGAAGCAAGTGGTTGAGATATACAACGTAATACAACAATTAGAAGAAACACCCAGCAAACAGGCTTCCTTAGCTGTCCTTAAAGAAAGGAAGACTACATGAAGACATACAAAGCTGACGAAATAGATGTCTTGTTTTTTATTATACAGAACACTAACGGTACTTGGTCTGTAGAAGAAGTAATAAAGATGTTTGAGTATGTAGATAAAGAATTAATAGAAGAAGTTGAATCAGAATTAGTAAAACTAAACCAAGCAAAAAATCTACATTAGCTAGGCGGTGAAATGGATAAAGAATTAGAGGAATACTACAGTAACTTCTTTGAGTTGTTTAGAACAAAAGGCTGGAAACAGCTAATCGGAGAAGTAGATAACAACATAGAACAACTGAATAACGTAGAGGCTACTAAAGACGAACAAGACCTTTTCTATCGGAAGGGACAACTTACAGTCTTTTTTAACCTAAAAAATCTTGAGCAGTTAATGATTACTGCAAAAGAACAAGCAGAGTCTGAGGATAACGAAGATGATGCTATTTGACTTTAAGTGTGATTCAAATCACGTTACAGAAAAGCTAGTCAAGTCTGACACGACAGATATTGAATGCCCTGTTTGTGGTAACAAAGCACTTAGGCAAATATCTGCTGTTCGTTCTAAGCTAGACCATATCTCTGGTGACTTTCCCGGAGCTACTATGAGATGGGCCAAGCAGCGAGAGCAGAAGATAAAACACGAGAGGAAGACAAGCGAATAGCCCTTCCTTAACTTCCCCTTCCGGGGAAACTTATAAGCCAATATCCACAATGTTTTAGCACGGAGTTTAATAATGGCTAAATTTATTGATGAGCGTCCGAAAGAGGATGTCTCTACTGAGTCCTTTGAAGCTGTAGAAGAAGTTGCAGAAGAAGAGGGTAGCTCAATACCAGACAAGTACCGTAACAAGTCTGTTGAAGAACTTGTACAGATGCACCAAGAGGCTGAAAGGCTTGTTGGTAAACAGAGTTCTGAAGTAGGTGAGTTGCGGCGAGTGGTAGATGAGTACATCAATCAGCAGACACAACTCGCACAAAAGCAAGAACCTGTCGAAGAAGTAGATTTCTTTGCAGAGCCTGACAAGGCTGTAAGCAAGGCTATAGACAATCACCCGTCTGTTAAAGAAGCAAGGCAGATGGCGCAGGAGTATCGCAAGTCCTCAGCTCTGGCACAGCTTCAGTCGAAGCATCCAGATATGAACAGTATCCTACAGGATTCTAAGTTCATGGAGTGGGTAAGCAGCTCTACTATGCGCACTCGTTTGCTTAAGCAAGCAGACCAGCAGTTTGACGTTGAGGCGGCAGACGAGCTTTTCTCTAATTGGAAAGAGCGTCAGGAACTTCTAGGTACGACTGCTAAGGCTGAACAGTCTCAGCGCAAGCAGCAGATTAAAGCAGCTTCTACTGGAAGTTCTAGTGGTAGCAGCGAAAAGGCTTCTAGGAAAATCTACAGAAGGGCAGACATTATTAATCTTATGAGAACTGACCCTGCTCGCTACCAAGCTCTATCAGATGAGATTCTGAAGGCTTACGCAGAGGGGAGGGTCAAGAGCTAACCATTAGGAGATTCACATGGCTCTTACTACTTCCACTTATCCCGCAATGGGCGGGGCTGTTGATAATAGTTCAGCAGCAACTTTTATACCTGAGATTTGGTCTGATGAGGTAATTGCTGCCTATCAGAAGAATCTCGTTCTTGCAAACCTCGTTACCAAGATGTCTATGTCTGGTAAGAAGGGTGACACTCTGCACATCCCGAAACCCATTCGTGGTCAGGCTAATGCCAAATCTGCGAATACCGCTGTTACCTTGCAGCAGGATACAGAGAGCGAAGTGTCTATCACTATTGATAAGCACTTTGAGTACACTCGTCTTATTGAAGACATCACTGACGTTCAGGCTCTGGCCTCACTGCGTAGCTTCTACACTGGTGATGCTGGCTACGCTCTGGCAAAGCAGGTTGATGATGACCTGTTTACTCTGGGCAAGTCTCTTGGCAACGGTAACGGCTCTAGCTGGGTACACAGTGCTTGCTACTTCCCGGATGCTTCTACAGGTCTGACAGCCTATGCTGTTGACACTGTAACAACTTCCGATGTATTCACTGATGCTATCTTCCGTGATTTCATCCAGCTGGCTGACGATGCTGACGTTCCTATGGACGGTCGTGTATTTGTTATCCCGCCGAGCCTCCGCAATGCAATCATGGGCATTGACCGCTATGTATCATCTGACTTTGTTGATGGTCGTGGTGTCTCTAACGGTCTGATTGGTAACCTGTACGGTATTGACGTATATGTTTCCTCTAACTGTCCTGTTATTGAAACCGCTGCTGACAACACCGCTGGTGATGCTATCAAAGCCTCTATGCTGATTCACAAGGATACTATGGTTCTTGTTGAGCAGATGGGTGTTCGTTCTCAGACTCAGTACAAGCAGGAATATCTTGCTAATATGTACACTGCCGATACTCTGTACGGTACTGGTGTACTCCGTGCTGATGCTGGTTTCGTACTGGCTGTCAACGCCTAAGCAGTAAGTGTAAGACGGGGGGGTGTAAAAGCCCCCTCGCAACTTTAACTAATTAAGAAGAATACTATGCCGATACAGAAGACATCTAAAGGTTGGAAGATAGTCAATGTACCGGGCTACTCTAAGACAAAGAAAGAAGCCGAACAACGATTGAAAGCTGTGAAAGCGTCACAGTCAAGAAGGGGCAGGACTAAATGACCGACTATACTAAAACAACGAATTTTGCTACAAAAGACTCGTTGCCTTCTGGTAATCCTGCTAAGATTGTCAAAGGTACAGAGATTAATACTGAGTTTGACAACATAGCAACTGCTATTGCAACAAAGTCAAACAAAGCATCACCTACGTTTACAGGTACTTTGACAGCCGCTGATGTATCTATTACAGGCAATACTACTCTTGGTAATGCTGCAACAGATACTGTTACTATTACAGCAGACGTAGCTTCTAACGTCATCCCTAGTGCAGACAGCACATACACTCTTGGCGATGGCTCTAACTACTGGTCACATGGTTATATTGATGCTGTAACTACCACTGGTAATGTAGCTATTGGTGGTAACCTTACTGTAACAGGCAATGCTACCATCTCAGGAAACCTGACCTTTGGTGATGCTGATACTGACAACATTACCCTGACCGCTGATATAGCCTCCCACATAACCCCGG